GTAGCTACTTAATAAAAAAGCTACATCGTTGAATAAATTTAATTCACATTACAGGCTCTCTTGCACTCTATTAAAATCTAGTGTATAGTTTTTACACTATACAATTAATCAGAGCGTAGACGAGTATAGTCGACGGCCTAGAGACTACGTTCGTAAATACTAGGAGGATACTATGGCAACAACTACATTTTCCGGACCAATAAAAGCCGGAGACAAAAGAGATGGAGCTAGTGCAAATACAGGTTCTGTATTGATGGCTCAATCAGCTGTAATCGATATCATCGGTGCAACTGCTACTACAGCAGTAGGAATTATTCCTGCAAACTCACAAATTGTTGATGTAATTTTAAACGTTACAACTGCAAACAATGACGGTAGCACAGCTACTGTTAAAATCGGTCACTCAGGTGATGACGATGAATATCTTGCAGCAACAAACGTAAAATCTGCAGGAACAACTAGAGGTACAATTGGTACTGACGGTACAGATGTGGGTTCAAGCGATCAAACTGTTAACGCTGTGTTTACAGCGGGTACAGGAAATGGTGCTAACGGTGCAGCAACAGTTACTGTTTTGTACATACAAAATAATAACTTAGCATAATAAATAATTTAGTGTGGGCTTCGGCCCACACATAAATTTTAACGGAGAAAACAATATGTCATCAGACCAAAAATTTACAACACTTACAGGTGATGGACAGGTTAAAACTTTTTCAGGAGGATCTACTAACATTGGTCCTGCTAGAGTTACATATATCCAAGCAACAGGTATTACAAATTTAAAACTTTATGATGCAGCAACAGCATCTGGAAATATTATATTTGAATCTACTTTTGGAAGTGAAGGATTAGATATCTATGTACCAGGAAATGGTATTAGATTTGAAACTACTATCTACGCAGACGTAACAGGATCAGGATCGGTCACTTTAGGCTATACTGGTTAAGGAGGTAAACTGTGGCTAACACGACTTCCGGAACTACAACATTCGGTCAAACGTTTACTATTGATGAAATAGTAGAAGAAGCTTTTGAACGTTTAGGTATTCAAAATGTTTCTGGTTACCAATTAAAATCATCTAGAAGATCTTTAAATATTCTTTTTCAAGAATGGGGTAATAGAGGTATTCATTATTGGGAAATAAAAGATACTAATATTGATTTAGTTGAAGGCCAAGATACATATAAATTATATAGATCATCAGCAGAAGCTACAGCTGCTGGCGATCAAGCAACTACAAAAAATAATGCTAATGCAAGTGAAAATGTTTTTAGTGTAAGTGATATTTTAGAATCACAACTAAGAGCTAATACAATTGGTTCAACAGATCAATCAGATACACCAATGACAAAAATTGATAGATCGACTTATGGTGGTTTATCAAATAAAAAATCAAAAGGCACACCTAATCAATATTGGGTTGAAAGATTTATTGATAGAACTGTAATACACGTTTATCCAACACCAGATTCAACAAACGCAGCAAAACACGTTCACATATATTATATAAAAAGAATTGATGACGTTGGTGATTATACTAATGCAACTGACGTACCATTTAGATTTGTTCCTTGTATGGTATCTGGTTTAGCTTATTATTTATCAATGAAGTATGCACCACAATTAATGCAAGGTATGAAATTAGTTTATGAAGATGAATTTCAAAGAGCTCTTGCTGAAGATGGTTCTGCTTCTAGCACATATATAACACCTAAAACTTATTACCCAGGAACATAATGCCATCTTATTCATCAGGAAAACATGCAAAAGCAATATCAGATAGATCTGGTTTAGAGTTTCCATATAAAGAAATGGTTAGAGAATGGAATGGATCATTGGTCCATGTTTCAGAATTTGAACCTAAACAACCACAATTAGATCCAAAACCAATTGGAACTGAAGGTGTTGCATTAAGAAATATTAGACCTGCAAGAACAGAACCACCAGTTGCAATGGCTTTACCAAAAGATCCTTTTTCAATTACAAACGGTAGTCCAACTCTAACAGTTAGTTTTCCTAACCATGATTTAAAAGTTAATGATGAAGTTTTATTTTTTAATGGTGCTAGTAATAACCCTATTGAATCTTTTAATTTAAATACAAATTTTTTTCCGTTATTTCATATTTTAGCATCTAATTTATCTGCTACAGCAACAACAGCAACTTTAGATGGCACTACTCTTTGTGCAAGTACAGGTTTCTTTTTTATACAAAGTGCAACTACACCTGCTACAGGAGTTGCAAATTATGTTCCAGTTATTCAAAGAGAAGTTATTAAATATGGTGCCAAATCTGGAGCACAAAATTTAACTAGTTTAACAAGAGGAACTAATGCTTTATTTAGAGGAGAAGTGCCAACTAGCACTACAGCAACTGCACATACTTCGGGTGTAAATGTTTTCCCAAGTTTAAAAATTCAAACTATAACAACAAGAACAGAAAATACTGGAGCGATGCCAGCTACAAAAACAGTTAATACAGGCTTTACTGTAACCTTGCCTT